AAAGTTTCGAATATCACATACGGATAGTCATTTCGATCATACGGAACTCCTGCCGAAATACGCTTGTTTTTTGGTGTGTAACCAATAAGCGAAACTAATTCATCATCAGACACAAGAAGGGAATGAAGTGTTTGCGAAATTGTCATTCAACACTCATTCCCTTCTTGATAATTTGTTTAATTTTTTCAACGTTCTCATAAATAGCAGGGCGCAAATACGGCTGTGCAGGAATATTTTTGCTTGCCACCCCGAATTCTGTTGCCGCTGCATATTCTACATTAGAGCCGATATACGCTTTTGATTGTGTTTCGCTATTCTCAACTTCATGTGTGATACTATTCCTAAGTCTACCTGTATCGACTGGCGCACGAAGTTTAGCTTCTGCTTCAACGAACAGTGCAATCTGTTCAGCCGTTTTGATACGTCTTGCTTTCATCTTTGCGATTTCTTCTTGAAAACGACTCATGACACATCATCCTTTTTTTACAAGCACTTCGTAGTGCCTGTCGTAATCCATTACGCCTGTAATCGTGTAATTTTTATCCTTATACTCAATCTTTTCACCGAGTTTTAAGCGTTCATCCGGCTTTGTAAACAGTCGATATTGCACATCAACAATGATGCCGTATCGATTTTCAGCTAATTTTGATGAATATGGTTCAATTTCGCATTGGATAGGGATTCTCGTTGGAATCGTTTCGTAAATTGGCTCTCCGAAGTCATTCCAGCCGACTAATACTTCCTCACCTTCACCAAGAAGAAATACTGTTTTTGTTAGTCTCATACGACTTTCACCCTTCGATACCGATTCAATTGAGCGATGATGTCATCGGGCATCGAATCATGATACGTTTCGGAAAGCGAACCTTTCGATTCACTTTTTACATTCTCTACACCGTTCATTCTGTAGCGATAAACGGCGATATCTTCAATTACCTCATCGAGTTCAGCAGGAATTTCATCGATGTTGCAATAGTTTTTCACGAACAAAGTTGCGCGAGTTAGGTATAAATTGAGCAAATTATCTTGAGTATTATCAGAAATGCCCAATAAAGTTTTTATATTATCAAGTGAAGGCATCTAATTCACCCCTTTTTAGTCGGGGATTTTTTAGGAGTTTGTTTTGGTTGTTCTTTTTGTTCTTCTTTGACTTGTGTATCAGAATACACTAACTCATATCCAAAATCGTGAATAAGGATATTTTTAACCTCTTCACTATCTGTTTCGCCTAGTCCATTAGTGAATTTAACACCGTATGTTACGCCATTATAATTCTCATTCGGTGTTTTAATTTTGTACATCTAATCACTCCCCATGTATAAAAATAAAGAGGAGGATGGAACCCACCCTCCCAACACGAAAGATATGTATTAAACAATTAAACCTTTTAAACGTGCTGCTGCTTTACCATTAAATACGGCAACACCGCAGTAGAATTCAATACGTGTACGATAAGCAGGTTTAGATTCAAGTTCACCTAAATCATAAACTTGAACTCCACCGTTTGTTAAACCTGAAACAAATTCATCTGCACCAAACTTAACCGCATAGATTGAAGTTGTATTATTTGCTGTACCTTGAACTTCATTATGACCGATAACTTTTGTACCGTCTGGATTTTCACCAGCATCAAACATTGGTACTCCGTCGTAAGCCATTACGGTTCTACCAAATGCATCAACAGTTTTATCAAAGTAGCCTAATTGACGAGCAATAGATTTAATTTTCAATAGTGTTTTCGAGTCCATAAATAAAGCGTCTGCTTTTCCAGCAGTTTGATAAATTAAAGCATCTAACGCTTCAAGGAATCTATACATGCTTGCTTGGTCAGCATCAATATCCAAGCCGTTTGTATCAGCTACAATAACTTGATTTCCTGTTAAACGTTTCTTTAATCCATCAAAAGAATTAGCATCGAGAGCAGTGTCCCCATTAAAGAAAGTATCTTGGAATTTAAAAGCTAATGCTTTTGTTTTCATTGCTGTTTGAATAGCACGTTGATCGTTAATGTTGCTGCGTGTTTGAGCAATAAATTTGTCAACATCAGCATCTCCACCGAGAATAACAAGTGATTCTGTTTTCGGATTTACTGTACCAGTTGATTCCGCATACGCACCATTTACCGCACGGAACTCAACACCAGGAAGAGTTAATTCTTCGTTATATTTGTAAGAGTTACCTTGAATTTCGATGAACGGTAACATTTGAAGAACTGGAGCATTTAATACAAATGTTTCAATTACACCTTTTCTTAGTGTATCTTGAGATAATTTTGCAGATTCTAAAAGTGTAATAGCCATATGTAATCACCTTTCCTTTTTATTTTTTAATTTTTAGAGGATTGAGAATAAGCCATACTCATTAATTGAGTTGGCGATAAATTTTCTAATGATTGAGTTGTAGCACTTGAATCTTTTGGATTTACGCCACTTGTTTTTAATTTTTCTTCAACAAGTGCTTGAAGATTTTGTGTCCACACTTCCTCAAATGTAGCAAGATTTTGAAGTGTAGACTCCTCATCTTGACCAATTAGAAAATCAATAAGTTGAACTGGAAGCTTTTTCTCTGTTGCAATCGTAAGTGCTTTATTTTTCAATGCTTCACGCAATTTTTCTTGCTCCATTTGAGCAATTTTCGCTTCCAATTCCTTCAATTTCACATCTTTTGGATCAGCTTCAGGGAAACGTTTTTTGATTTCTTCATCAATCAGCTTTTGAAGATTGTTTTTCTGCCATGTACTTAATGACTTCGAGAAGTGACGGTCTTTTTCACTGTCCAACCATCTTTTTAACTCCTCATTTTCAACAAGCATTTTTTGCACCTCTTCAACACTTACTGAACGTAAGCCCTGAAGATATGCCTTAACTTCCTCATTGTCTTTGTTTTCTTCAAAAAACTTTTTAACATCTTCTAAATTCATATGTATTTGACCTCCTTTGCCCTTCTAACACCTGTATAGTCCTAGAAGTGCATGATTTTTTGATTTTTGCCCAGTTTAACGACATATGGCAGGTCAAGACAATTAAAAAAGCCACCTATACAGGTGACTGAATACCTTTGGCTTTCGCCCATTCTTCATAAGTCTTGTATTCAATAATTTCTTTTGTCTCATTATCCTTGCGCTTTGTCGGCTCATAACCTTCAATTGTAGGAATCCAACATGAGCGACAATTAGGATGAGCCGGAATCATAGGACGTTCTGGATCATCTATACGCCATTTCTTACCGTCACGAGAACGGCAAATTTGCGATGTACGATTATCAAGTGTAGCTGTGTAGATGAGATATTTCACTACACCGCTTTCTCGATAGATTTTTTCTTGTGCTGACGAAATCACACGAGCCGATTCTGTGCGAATCAAGCGTTGTGATTGATACGCTTTTGAATTGAATTGCTTATCAATACGCTTTGCAATCTTGTCTAATGATTCGCCTTGTTGAATGCCTATATACAGTTCTGTTCGCAAAGCAGCGACAAGCGCATTTGTATTACTCCAGATACGCTGTGAAAAAGGAATGCCACTCCAATTAAAGTTTACGATTTCATCAACAACTTCTTTTCTCAACAACGAAAAAGAAAACGTTGTATGAATAGTTTTTTCAATCATGTATACTGTGCGATAATAAGTAAGCGTGAATACTGTAGAAAGGATAGACGCAACCATTGGGATTTCAGAAACAGCAATATTTCTGATTTCTTCTTGTATCTGTCGTTCAATTTTCGGAATGTCAGAAACGTTGACTTTGCCGTCTTGCCCGTATTTCATGAACAATTCAGCAATTAATTGCTTAATATTGTCACGATGACGCTTGTACAGTTTCAATACTTCCCGATGTTCTTTTTCGGATAGGTTGAATAATTCATCGACTATCTTCAAAAATTCTTTTTCATTCATTGCTGTCACCTATCGCATCTAAATTCATTGTGTCTTGTTCTTCTTTAAGTTTTTGAATAGATGCCGCAGGATTTGTCACTCTAGGCAACCAAGAAATTAATTCTTCATGCGGAAGTAAACCGTATAGCTCTTTAACCATATCTGCAATCATCTTCTCATCAACTGGGACATTACGCGTAAAGGAAACGCTAATATCCCGATAGTCATACTCTTTATTTTTCGCTAACTTGAGCCATTCACAGAAGAATTTCAATCGTTTCTTTAAGACTTTCTCAAAAATGGATTCTTTAATCGCTGAAATATTTTCCAATTCCTGTAATTTTAAACGAATAGAAATTCCGCTGGTATTACTTTGGAAATTTTCATTTAGATTAACTTGATTTGTTTGTATGTAAATCTCATCTTGCCAATCTTTGAGCATATCTTTAACAAATTCACCGTTTATATCTTTTGTTGCCCAATATACTCTGGAACCTTTTGGTACAAGCAAAATACCATTCTCTTTCATCTTTTGTGCATCTTCAAAAGAAAGGTCTGCATTTTCAATCACTAAATATGCTTGTCGATGGTCAATGATTTCGTTTCCGGCTGTACTGTGGATTTTATTGTACATGTCCACGATTCTGATAATATCTTCAAACGCAGATTTCTTTAAATCATTGTTTGGTACTTCAATTACTGGACAACGTGAGAAGAAATGACGCTTTTGTTCAATAAGCGTAAGTTTATCTCCATCTTTCGTATATTGTGAATAATGCTCATCATCCCAAACATCTACATATTCAGTATCATCATATTTCACTTTGTAATGACGTACTGCAACAGAAACATTTCGATCAACACTGCCATCATGCAAAACAATCATTTCAAGAGGAGAAAAGTATGTACATTGAAACTCTCCATCTGTATTGATATATGCCACCTCATACGCAACACCGAAAATTTCTGTTTGTTGCTTTAAATTAATATTGTGTTCTTTTTCCCAATGGCTAAAGTAATAATCAATCGTATCAAGAAATTCTTTATTGCCTGATTTTGAGGAATAGTTCACAGGCTTTCCTAATAAGTAACCCGTATAGTTTTGAACCGTTTTTCTACAATAGTTGAAGTATGCACGTTCATCAGCTCGTGTTTCGTCAACTTTAGGTTTTTCATAAAGGATTTTGTGATTTCCTTCGTAATAGTCCAAGAGTTTTTGGTATTTTGGACGCTGTAGGTTTAATTCTTGAATTAATTTAAGTATTAGTTCATCTTTTACCACTTTTTCACCTCCTCCTCAAATTAAAAAAGCCATCCTCGTGGGATGGACTTAATTTCTTTTCGTATTTCAATTTCATCGATTCTGTTAGCAAACTCACTAAGTGCGTCACACGCATCATCGTGAAGACTGAATTGTTGACCTGAAAATTCCATGACTTGTGAAAGAAAATCTTTTTCTACTCTTTCCTCACAAAAAATAATTCGTCCATTATTTACGTCTGAAACAATAGTTGAAATTTTATCGTCTTTATTTTTCCGCTGCATTTCATTAATAAATGTGATATTTCTTTTTCTTAATGAACCATCTTTTTCAATTTCTTGTTGAATCCGCTCAACATCTAAACCATTGTATGTATTTTTCTCGATAAAGACATGAGTAATATCTTCAAATTCCTTTAAAAGATTAATGACATGTTTTATGTAATCCTCAAATTCATCGAATTTTCTTAGTTGTCCTTTTCGAACATATTTAAATCCATTATCAGCAAGTGATCCGACAACAAAAGCAAAATAATCTGAACGTCTTTTATCTTTATTTTTTACTCCTGCTGTATCTATAGCCATCATTGTTTTGATAAAGTTGTGGTTTTCGATTTCCTTTTTTGGTTGAGTTCTATTTGAATGAAACCATTTGTCACCAATATTTTCGATATTACACATGAGTTCCTGCATGAATGCTAAACGTTTATTAAAATATTTTATTGCCAGTTTGCAACAATCGTACTTTTCCCATATCGTTGGGAATTTCATGTGTTCTATATTGGTTAAATAATATTGTTTTGCATCTTCAGTCGGATCATCTCTTGTATCATCGAATAAAATTCTTTTAAATTCTTGCCAATACTCATTGTTCTTGAAATACTCATCTACATCAAAGTTCACTACACTACGATGAAATACTTTATATTCAGGATTTTTTCTAATTTGGTCTATAAAATCTCCCCTTGCTAAGGGAGTACCTAACACAATAAACTTTGTCGCTGGTTTAATGATTTTACCATCACGAATGACAGCTTCATCTCCACCTTCTTCAATCTCTTTAAGCCATTTTTGATACTTTTTCTGTTTGCTTTCATCAGATAAAATATCTTGCTCGGAAATGTAGTCATCTGCTATATAGCACGTAGGTCTGAAAATTCCTTTTTTACTAATATAGGCTGCTCCCCGAACACTCGAACCGGACGAATAAGCTTCAATTTTCGTGTCATTGTCTAATTCCAATTCAAGCTTATTGACTGTTCTCTTATTTGGATTGATTAGATTTCCAAAAGCATGAACTATATACGGATTTTTTAAAGCTTTTTTTGTTTGATCTACAAATTTTATGGCATCCAATTCCCTATTTGCTAACACAATTGTATATGTACTGTAACCGTAACAATGCAAAAAGACACTTAATGCCATATCAATGATGGTTGTCTTCGCACAGCCACGAGGTAAAATGAAAACTTGTTTATCATGTTTATTTTCTATAAACATGGCTTCTAATTCTCGCCATATCTCATAATGAACAGATGCTAAAGGTCTTACTTGATTGTTTGGTTTAGGTACAAAGAAATCTTGAAGGAAATATAAACAAAAAAACTCAATGGAGCGCCGTCCTAAAGAATAAGCAAGCCCGTTGTGTCCAAATAAATTATCTTTATGTTTTAGCATTAATTCCTTTGCTTTATCAGAACCGTAAAATTTAGATAAGTATTTGTAGAGCAATTGACGGTTTTCTTTTGTGTTTATGAGGTCAATAAGAATCACCTCCGAGACCTGTGAGAATATTTACAAAATCGTAGAGCCTGCTGCCACAGCCAGCCAAAATTTCAAATCAGAATGGTGGGGTAGGGAGCATAGCATTATTCATCACGTCATATATCATAAACCATATAAAAGTTACTTCGCATAACTTAACTTATGCGAAATTAACTATTTACTTATGCGAAGCAAAATGGTAATATATAGTTAAAAGATTGATATTTTCTTATTGTATTTTACCAATATTATCCATTTATCACCTAATCTTAACTTCGCATAACTAATTTAAAGGAGGAAGTTCCATGAATATCCAAGAGCAAAACTCACAGTTGATTGACGATTTTATTTTTCAACTCAAGAAAGCAGAGAACACAAAAGCAAGTTACAAACGTGATCTTGAGTTATTCAATCATTACTTATCAAAAGTTAATGCTTCCCTATCCCAATTAAATAGTAATACTGTTCAAATGTTTATTGATGCTTTAGAACAAGGTTCAATTAGAAATAAAGATGGCAAAAAATATAGTCCTTCTTCAATCAATCGTATCTTTGCGGCTATTCGTACTTTTTGCAACTACACCAATCAACGTGATGCAGTTACAAATATTCGCATCACTAAAACAGAACACATTTCAAAGCTGTCTCCAAAATCAATTGAAACAGATGAAATTGAAAAAATTCGACTACGAATAGCAAACAGTCGGAAGCCATCTGCTCAACGTGACTTAGCTATATTCGATATGCTTTATTTAACTGGCATTCGTGTAAGCGAACTCGTGAATTTAACTAAAGATGATATTGAATACGACAAAAACCAAAAGGTCTATATCGTTCATATCCGTGATTCAAAAAACGATAAAGCACGTTCAATTCCAATATTAAAAGATAAATTCCAATACATTAAACGTTATTTAGATTCAAGACGTGATAACGTTCCGTATGTATTCATTTCACAAAGACAAAAGCAACTAACAACAAGAGCCATTCAAATGATGTTGAAGGAATACGGAATTACACCGCATATGCTTCGCCATACATTTTGCACTCGTTTAGCACGTTCTAATCAATACGATTTATCTATGATCGCTTCACTTGCTGGTCATTCAATCACTGTTGCTCAACGCTATACAACACCAACTGAGAAGCAAAAAGCGGAAGCAATTGCAAAAGCCTTCTCATTAGACTAAATATGAGAAGGTTTTTCTTATTCCTCTAATTCGCTATCCCATTCTTCAAATTCAGCCTCTAATACATCTCTATCCACTTCTTGTTCTTGCTTCATTGCTGCCTCAATTGAATGTTTGCTTACTGGTTTTCCTAGTCCACGATCAATGATGTACTGTAAAACCTGTGCTTTTACACGACTGTTGTTTGTCGTTTCAGCAAGTTCCCATAATTTTGTTACTGCATCTTCTAACTTGCTATCAATAATTTTTTCAACGAGGACTTTTCTTTGCTGTATTCGCCTGTCAAGC